TAATGTAAACTCAGATTTAGATCATGACTTGTTTGAAATGGAGATGCGTAATGGCAAAGAAACGCAAACTGACTGAAGAGCAACGTGACGAGTTGCGTGAACGTCTTGCAAAAGCAAGAGCAGCAAAAGGTGAACCTGAATACAAGACTATTCACTCAACTGTGTTACAACTCGATGAGGATCATCCACTGTCAATGCAGAACTGCAAACAGTACATCAAGACGCAGAAGTCACTGATGACCAAATACAAATCAGAGATGCGTAATGATATCAAGGGTGCGAAGGCAAAATATCATCAGTGTGAGGGATATATTCGTAACATTCAGTCCTACCTCAAGACAGGAACATGGGTTGATATGTTTTACGGTGAGTTCCAAGAACATCAAATGGGATGGAAGACTGTCAGAGTAGCAGGGTAGTTATGATATTAGTTGATTTAAGTCAGGTGATTATTTCATCCCTGATGCAACAAGTGGGTTCCAAGAAGTACGGTATGGACGTTACTGAAGATTTGATGCGTCATATCGTACTCAACACGATACGTTCTTATCGGAATCGTTTCAATGGCAAGTATGGCGAGGTAGTGATTTGCTGTGACGCATCACACTACTGGCGTAAGGATGTGTTTCCATACTACAAAGCATCTCGCAAGAAGTTGCGTGAGCAGAGTGGTATTGATTGGACAATTATATTTGACACACTTCATGCGGTTCGTGATGAACTGGAAGAGAACTTCCCATACAAAGTGATTCGTGTTGATGGTGCAGAAGCAGATGATATCATTGCCACAATTTGTAATGTACATGGTTCATTCTTGGCACGAGAAGATGACGAGAAGATTTTGATTTTATCGTCGGACAAAGACTTCATGCAGTTGCAGAAGTATGTCAATGTCGATCAGTGGTCACCATCACAAGATAAGTTTCTCCGCACAGACAACCCCGAAAAGTTCAAACGTGAGCATATTCTAATGGGCGATAGGAGTGATGGCATTCCGAACTTTATGTCGGACGATGACTGCTTTGTTTCAGATAAGAGACAGAAACCAATACGAGCAACAAAGATTGAAGAGTGGCAAGCACTTGATCCCGAATCATTTTGTGATGAAAAGATGTTAAGAGGATATCGACGCAATGAGCAATTGGTTGACTTGGATATGGTTCCGAATACTATTTCGGAAGAGGTGCTAAATCAATATGAAACAAAAGGCAATGGTCGTGAAAAACTCATGAACTATTTTATCAAACACCGACTACAAAATCTTATGGAACACATCGGAGAATTTTGATGGCAAATATAATAGGTCTTGCTGAAATTTTAGATAAGGCGGGGAAAAAAAGAACCAAACCAGAAAAGGTACAAGTTCTAAAAGATAATTCAAGTCCTGCACTCAAAGACTTGCTGACATTTATATGTGATCCTCGCATCACTTGGTTGATTCCTAGCACACGCCCACCATTTAAAAAGATGGAAAAGAGTTCTGACTTACAGCATGTGTTGATACAAGACATCAACAAAAAGAAGATGTTGTACTTCTGTGCAGGTAACAATGTGCCGTTTAACGAGGGAATTAAGCAAGTTAAGAGAGAGCAACTGTTTTTGCAGATGTTAGAGTCAGTTGACCCAGATGATTCAGAGTTGCTGTTACTAGCAGTCAACAAGCAATTACCAAAAGGCATCTCAATGCCTGTCATTAAAGAGTATATTCCACAAAGAGCAAACGATTGGTGAAAGCATACATTATTGGCAACGGTACATCACGCAAAGGTTTCAATCTTGAGTCATTGCGGAATAAAGGAACCATATTCGGGTGCAATGCTCTATACAGAGATTTCACGCCCGATTACTTGGTTGCTATAGATGATAAGATTATCGGAGAAATCAACTACGCAATAGACAAGGGGGAATGTAAAGTCCCAAGATTGAGGTTTATCGTGCCAGGGTGGAATGAATGTTTTGAGGAAACAACAGGTCGTCGATCTAATGCGGGCATGAATGCTATGAAGGAAGCAATCAAGATGGGGCACAAGGAATTGTACTGTCTTGGTTTTGATTTTCTAATAGATAATGATGTGAGTGTGGCAAATGTATATGATGGGACTGATTGTTACGGACCCGAAACCCGTGCTAATCGTGCAGATAATATAAATAGAGTTGCCTATATGGAGTATATTGCACTAAATAATCGTGAAGTGACGTTTACTTTTTTATTTCCTCGCACAGATGATCCTTTGCAATTATTGACTTTATCGTGCGACAATGTACAAGGTATGTTTTATGATGCATTTGAGGAGAGAATTATAAATGATAGTCCCACCTGAGTTTTTATTCTTTGGAGCAATAGCACTGTGCACTTACTTTTCCTTTCGATCTGGTCAAAATACTGGCAGAGAACAAGCAGTTGATTCAGTATTTACGATCATTGAATCTATGAATGATTATGTAAGAGTTGAACGCACAAACAATGGGGATATTAAACTAGTTAAATTGAGTGAAGACGCAAGTGTTTAGGGCAACCGCCCATTCTCAAAAAACAACAGAGGAGTTCTTATGTCCGAACGGGATTTCTATAATCTCAGAGAAATGATTCGCAAGTTGAGTCGTAAGGTCGAAAAACTAGAGAAACAACTTGAAGGAAAGGCATAGGAGGGATGGGGTCGAAAGACCCCATTTTTTTCAAATATTTTTCAAAAAAATGTTGACATGGGTTTCTGATTATGAGATACTACACCTGTAGTTGAGAGAGGAGTTACATTATGTACGTTGAAACTTGGGTTGATTCTTGCGACATTACTAAGGTCAAGTATCCTTCTGTTGTGAAGGGTGCTGCGGCAGTCGCACAAGGTGCTACTGGTCGTTACTGTGAGGTGATCTGGATTGGTCCAGAATACATCGCAGAGCGTGGACTCACAGTCCTGTCTCGTGAGGAGGCATATGCCATTGTCGAGAAGGAGGGTGGTTATGCCGACTTCTAATTTGGTTGCCGTGTTGAAAGATACGGTTGAGTTCTTGCAAAAGCAGATTGATGCGTTAGAGGAAGACGCATACATAGATGAATTGTCTTGGGTTGAGTGGGAGCGAAGTAATGCCTAAGTATGTAATGGTTGATACCATATCGCAGTTCCGTGTGCGGTATGTCGTAGAAGTACCAGATGATGTTGAAAAACCAATTTGGGTATGCTCCAAAGGAATGCCTTGTGCGGGCAAGTATCCGTGTACACCCGAAGTATACGCATCTGATACTGTCGTATGTGAAGAAACTCGTGAGTTTTCACAAGAACATCTTGGAGAGACAATCGTCTCAACTCGTGAAGTATCCCTAGAAGAAGCAATCGCACAGTATCGTAAAGACGAACCTACTCTTGGCGAAGCATGGGATGATGAGACAATCATCAAGAATAACATCACTGAGATTGGGTTTGGGTACAATCGCAAAGAATACGAAGCACAAGAAGAAGAATGGGAAGAGAACAACGAACGCATGGACATCATCGGTCAAAATGGCAACGATGGGTTGCACTATGACTCAGACGGTGGGTTGGATAGTTTCAAATGAGTTGTATAAAACTGAGGAAATCACAATGATGGGTTGGATAAAATTAGGTAAGTTTGCCTATGGTCTATTAGACAGCACAAAGAATGCCTTGAAGCATTCGCCTGTAGAGTATCGTTTCTTGCTAACGAGTTTATTGGCAAGTATGTGGTGTATTGCATTTGGCATTTACACCGCAGAACTACTCTTTATTGGTTACAGTATTATTGGGCATCAGATTTTGATTGCATGTGTGTTTATCACATGGGGAGTGTTTCATAATGTAAAAAAGCCAACACCCCCAGCTCCACCGAACAAGGTGCGTTGGGATTTAAGTCGAGAAGGGTAAGTCACTGGGATCTAGATTATTAATATGATTAACACATGGATACCTAAGTGTCCCGCACCTGTAGCACAATTCTTGTTAAGGATACCAATTAGTATTCTATTTCTACAACAAGGAATGAGTAAATTACCTGTAACAGAAGCAACAGCAGAAGCTTTTGGATTGCCGTATATTGTATGGTGGTTCGTAACCTATGGAGAGATAGGATCAGCGATTGGATTGCTAGTGGGTGGTGTCATAGGATTTAAAGATCATATTGGTCTTGGTGATTTGATCACACGATTCTCTGGAATCACAATGGCATGTATCATGACAGGTGTAATATGGGTCAGTGCTCCGACAGATTTGATGACTGTATTGATGTATGATTATCTGCATGTGAGTTTGTACTTTGTAGGTTTATATTTTGCATTGCGTGGTAATGCTAAGTGGGATTCTTAATGAAAATTACTGAAAAAAATGAATGGTGGTTTAGTATTGCGTTGTGGATGCCTATACTTGCTATAGGCAGTCTATTTCTTGTTACAAGTATTGGAGGATACTAATGAAAGAAGTTATTATCGGAATGGTTTTAATGTTTGGTGCAACTGGTGCTTCCTTGGCATATTTGGGTGCAGGTGAAAACCGCAGTCTTGGTTTCACAAACATTTGTGGAGACAGAGGCACATTTTGTTTCCGCAAGGTAGTTGAGAAGAAAGAAGTTGCACCGGAAGTTGCAGTAGGTGCTAAACACTACACACAGTGTGCCGCTTGTCATGGTGTTGATGGTAGTGGTGGTATGGGTCCACAGTTGTCTGGTCAAACATCAGATATGATTGTTGATAAGTTGGCAAAGTATAAGAATGGTGATACCATTGGAACTATGAGTAATGTTATGTGGGGACAGGCATCTTGGATGACCGAAAAAGATATGCGTGATATTGGCAACTATGTAGAGACCCTGTGATGGAAACTGAAGGTCTATTCATTTTTGGTATGTTTACTGTATTACTTCTCGCATTGATGATTGCAGATACTGGTGTGCAGAAGTAAGATAACTCCCTGTAGTTCAATTGGATAGAACAACCGCCTTCTAAGCGGTAGGTTTCAGGTTCAAGTCCTGACAGGGGGACCATTTAGAGGCAACAATGAAACAAGACATTGCTACTATCAAAGAACGAGAGAATGGAGAACTCTATCTTGAGTTTCCTGACGAACTGACGAAAGAAATGGGGTGGCACGAGGGTGACACCTTAGAGTGGAAAGATAATGGCGATGGTTCTTGGACAATACAAAAGGTGAGTAAACTTGCGCAGGATTAATACGCATGATTGATTATAAATTCCGTGAAGATGAGTTGTTGCGTGACATAATGGAGTATGTTGACGCAACCTACGGTCAGCACTACGCAAAGAACCGTATACAAGCAACCGAAGTGATTATTGATGCGGGGCATGGCGAAGGTTTCACCATTGGCAACATCATCAAATACGCACAGCGATATGGCAAGAAGGATGGATACAACCGAAAGGACTTGATGAAAGTCGTTCACTATGCTATAATTGCACTATATTTACATGATGAGGAACACTGTAATGACGTTCAGAGTGACAGTAACAGCAAAGACCAGAACAGGCGAGACCGTGTGCGAGAGTTACACGGACTTGACAATAGATTCATGCATCCGACGAATGAAAAGGAAGTACAAAGGATGCTCTATCCTGACCACGACTAGTAGAGAACTCACACGAAAGGACAAGTGTATTCCTGAACCCCCTGAAGGATGGCGATATGCGATGTTTGCGTGTAAGACCAAAAAGAATCGGTGGGGACGAGAGGTCGCAGTACCCGAAGAATTGAACTACGAACCACTCAATGGTGATGCACGAGATGCGGAAAAGGTTTCAATACAAAAATCATAAATATGGACATGAAAACATATCAAGACATCAAAGAACTCATTATTGAACAAAAGGTTACGAAGAAAAACATTCGTGACCGTTTAGTTGATGCATCTCCAGACTTAAAATCAATGTCAGATGTTGGTCGTGTTGAGTCTACATCTAATTCTATGGATATTAAAGCATTTGAACGACTGATCCAAAGTGTATTCAAACCAGAAGAGACAGAAATTATAGCACCACAACTAGTAGGTAATTTAGGTAAAAAGAATAACAGTAGTAAATATGAAGCAGTTGTTTTCAAGAACCCAGAAAATAATATGGTGTATATTGTTAATCTAAAAACAGCAAAAGAGGCATTATCACCTAGAGGTGAAGATTGGGAAAGTATTATCACAGACAAATACAACCAAATAAACAAACTGACACCAGACAACTCAGCGACAAATCATGCAGAGCAATTTTATCCTACTTATGAAGGTATTGGTTTAGAGATTGCAAAAACACTGACCGATACAATCGGCAAGTCTGCAATGGTTCAGTATGGTGCAGATTCATCAGGTTTAAGTTCATTTTGGACTTCATATGGTGGTAGTAACAAGACACCAAAAACTGACATGTATACTAAGACACACAACATCTCACTGAAGAAAAAAGGTGGAAGTCAGTTAATGTCTGCAGCAAAGGGTGAGGCAATTGCAACTTTTTATGCCGCATTGGAATATATGGGGTCTGATAGAAGTAATAAAAAAGAAATTGATTCAATTATGGGTCAAATCGAAGAAGGATTTGACAAGGTAGCAACCACGATGTCCAAAGAGGCATTAGACAAGTTATCAAAAGATAAAGAATCACAAAGAAACATTTCACCAGAAGACAAAGCTGCACTTGAAAAGTATTTGTCTGTTGAAAATTTTCATAAAGAATTGAATAAAGAAATTAAAGATCATTTGAATTTTGAGAGTAACGCACGGTTCATGGAATATTTTACATTTGAGGCAATGAGTGGACGCAAGAAGTTTGCATCAACACAACCTGTCGCATCAACTTGCATTGAGTTCGATGTAGATAAGGGTAATATTAGTAAGTATATTCCATTGACAAAAGACGGTAAAAACACGGGTCTTACAGATACACCGACTGTTTCAACTCAAGTCAAGTCAATTGCCAAACAAGTCAAACTTTATGTTGCATGGAAATCATCGAAAGGCAATCCATACTCATCTTTCCGTGCGGGAGTTGAAGGTAAAGTGCAGTTAGCAGAATCAGCAGAACCATCTTATACCTTTGCCGATGTTGTTCGGGACACAATTCGCAATGATAAGTTTGTTAAGGAGTATGTGGGTAATTTATTAGAAGAAACCATTCAGTTAGACGAATTTGAAATTTTACGCAGAGCTGCACAAAAGATAAAAAAAGTAGCAGGACAAGCAGTTAGTTTTATCAAACGTATCTTTGGTAAGATATTCAATAAAGCAAAAACAGTCATCAAGCAAATTGCAAAACTTGGTAAGAAAGCATTCTCCACACTTCTCAAATTTTTTGGTGTTGAGGTGAGCACTGCACGAACAACCATTCCAAAAGATATTGAACAATTCGTTATTCTTTGATATAATAATAGACTATGGCACAGATATATTCTCAAAAGACACCATTACGGTATCCTGGTGGTAAATCACGGGCAATGAAGGTCTTAGGTGATCACTTTCCTAGTGATATGCCTGTCTATCACGAACCATTCCTTGGTGGTGGTTCTGTTGCGATATGGGTGACGCAAGCATATCCTAATACTGATGTGTGGGTCAATGATCTCTATGGTAGTTTGTATACGTTTTGGACTCAACTTAGAGACAACTGCTCTGAACTCCAAAAAGCAGTCCGTGAAATAAAAGACACGGTGAAAGACGATAAGGGCATTGGAAAATCAGAGTTCAATCGCATGAAGGATCAGATCATCGAGACCGATGATCCACTAGTGATTGCATCGTACTTCTACGCACTCAATAAGATGTCATTTAGTGGACTAACAGAATCACGCAGTTCGTATTCCAACCCATCACAGATATCTAACTTTACATACTTGGGTATTAATAAGATGCAAGGATACTCACATCTGATTCAACGTTGGAGGATCACTAACCTCGACTATCGTGAGTTACTAAAACGAGACGATGCTCTCGTGTTTCTTGATCCACCTTATGAGATCAAATCTAATCTGTATGGTCGAGACGGTGAGACGCACGAATCATTTAATCATGATGACTTTGCGGATGCGTGTAATAACGCATCATGTAAGCAGTTTATTACATATAATGCAGATCAAAAAGTGCAAGACCGATTCCCTGATTGGAAACAAATCGTGTGGGACTTAAAGTATTCTATGTGCACTAATTCTAAAAACTATGTCGAGCAAGAGAAAGATCGTAAGGAACTGATTCTACTCAACTATGAAGAAGACAACACCCTTGTACAATTCTTCTGATTTTGACTTGACAAACTTGGATGAATAGTGTTATAGTTACACTATCAAATTGAAATAAGAGAACTATATTATGTTTTTAAAAACAAACTGTTTCACAAACTACAACAACTCAGGCAAACTGAGTATCAGCGACTTAAATCCAAAGATTATGGATGGGCATCCAAATCTCATCTTTGCAGAAATCAAAATTCTTGATCCTAATTTTAAATTGATCAACGATGGCAACTTTGGTATCCGTGAAGAAATGGATCAAGGTACAATTTCTGATCTACGGACCGCATTTATGATTGATGGGTGGGATGTAGACGAAAAGTTAATCTGTGTTTCTACATGTGGACGAATCCTCGATGGACGACATCGTTACGAAGCACTGAAACCATTATTTCCTGATGGAATTCCTGTCGCAGTGTATGAGATTGATAGTTATGATCCTGATGATACGCGGGATACCGCACACTATTTAAATGGTAAAAACAAACCAACTGTACGCGCTAAAAATGAAAACTATGTTGGTGACTTGTTGCTTTGTGTGAAGAACGGTAAGGTTGGAGAAACCCCATCTGAAGATGATATTCGCACATATGCACAATCTCGCGCATGGGCACAGCAAACGGTTCAAGGTAATATCACAAAGATTGCCAAAGAAGTTTATCGTAAGTACACAGTCGGTGAAGACCTTATTCGTGGTGCACCAGGCGGTAACGAGAAAGAAAATTGGGAAGAGTGGTTAGGAGATATTATGCCTATCGACAAATGGAAAGGTCTTGATCCTAAACTGATGCACTATACCATAGTCTCGCAAGCAGATCAAGTGCATCGTCCAGGTACAGCAATGCTTGGACCCATCCGTGAAGCATTTGTGAAGAACAAAACATTAAAGATTATTCTTTACACAAAGCACAAGTTTCCTAAAGAGGCAGTCAAAGCATACAAGGCATTCTCAAAAGCATTGAACACCTTTGTGCGCGATACTCACATGAACCGTAAACCATACGAAATCTATGTTGTGCCCCAAATAAATGGACGGTTTGATGAAGAATATGAAAACAAACAAATCATTCCACTGGATGAAGTATGACACTGAAAAGAAAGTTATTAGTTTCTATATGGAGATGCGGTGGCAAACTCTATCGATCATATACTGATGGAAGTGTGGACATTGTAGAGTTATGAATGGAAACGATAAAGAGGGTATGGTATGGAAATTGATGCAGATTTAATCGAAGTAGTGAATGAAACGTCATGGGTAGATGGGATAGGGACTATTGTTGTCTTGCTACTTGCCTATGCTACTTATCGGTGGATCAAGAAGAATATCTAAAGTGCGCAGGGGTTGTGTGGTAGAGTGTGGGAAATAGTGGGTATAAAATAAATGCCATTATTTAATAAAAGAGTGAGTGACCTCTCGCACCCAAACGACCGATCAAACACCCCCACAGACGCACGGAGCAGGTCTCTAAGCAAAGCAATTAGTTGGAGGGTAGTGGGGGACACTCGACACATTCCTTATCGGCACAGTGGTCACACAGTAGGTCTCAGTGGGTGCGACAATTGCGTCGATAGAATTAGTGACGAAAGTTGCACTGTA